AATGCCAATCCAAATCGGACTTGTCACGATTCTTTTTACGATTTGCTTTATAGAAAGGAAAGAATTCTTTCCGCCAATACTTGCGATTATCACAGCACAATACCACTTCACCATATTCTGCTTTAAAATTCTTAACATGGTTACGAATGATATTTAATACCATGTGGCGGATTAAATGTTCATCTAACTTGCCTTTTTGATTGGCAATTTGTGCCATTAGGCCGGCAAGTAATACCTGATTTAAGTCAACGAGAATCATACCAAACTTTCAATAGTTTCAAAACTCTATTGTATCACACTTCTTTCAGTTTGTCAAATATTCGTTGTATAAACCAACCAGAAGTGGTAGTTTTTCTTACCACCATACCAAACCAGTCTTGTGGTATCAAATTGGAGATGTATTCATATGGGTCTACAAATATTGCTTCAAAACGGTCAACATTGTATAACTTATCATTTTCTGCATCATCTTTAAATAATACCACTTCATAAGCGTGACCCATAGAGTTGCCGCCTATCGGTTCACCTGGATCTTTAAATTGATTGCCCTCAATATGAATTTGACCTTGTTTATCTCCTGGCAGAAAAAAGATTGCATCATAAGGTCCTTCAGGATCGTCCCTCAGTTTTTTTAGATAGTCTAACATTGTAGTCCTTGATGTGTGATTTTCTCACTCTTACCATAATCCAATTGTTGTAGTAATCATCCGTTTCCATAACGCCACGGATGAATTGCTCTTTTGCTTCGAGATAACCACATTCGCCTTTGGACTGGCAAAGATGTAAGATTTCACGGGTGAAATTTCCATGACCTAATGATAACACATCTTTAGCTAGTTCGGCACTACTTCCATAGTAAGTTTGCCAATTGCTTGGTGCTTTATACCGTTTCTTTTTACCTTTGACTTGCTTGGTTTTGGTAGAATAAAAAAATTTCTTACCTATGTATTTTTTGTTATTCGCTGTATTAGTAATTAAATAAACGAATCCGTAATTATCACCAATCAAATCTTCCGTAAAATCAGTTCCATTATACTGCCAATTTATTCCCATTCCTCATTGTCCAAATCGTCATCATCCTCTATATAGTCCTCGGATAATTCTTCGATTTGTTCACCGCAGAATGGGCAATGTTCCGGTAAATCTTGAGATACTAGTTCTTCCATAAATGCTATGCTATAAGATGATTCACAACTTAAGCATTCTCCTGATAGTTGTTTTTGTGTCATGTTGAACCTTTAGTGAGCCCAAACATCACCCCAATCTCCTGATAAAGAACCTTTAGCGTAATCAGTTGCTCTGTTCTCAAAGAAGTTTGTGTGTGTTGGTGCATTAATCATTTCTTCTACCCAAGGCAGAGGATTTCTTTTCACTTTAAACTGACCTTTAAGTCCTAAAGAAATTAATCTTCGGTCGGCAATATAACGAATATACTTCTTAACATCTTCCGCTGTTAAATCTTCCATAGCACCCATAGCAAATGCTAGGTCAATGAATTTATCTTCTAATTCAACCATTCTCTATGCAATGGTATACAAACGACCTTTTAAGTCATCGTTCCAAATTTCACGATTTTCTTCTATGTATGTTCTAAACAATTTAATCATGTTCTCAGTATGTTGAGTTTCATCAACAATAGACCAAGTAACAATTTGTCCCATACCTTTCATTTTGCCATGGCGTGGAAAGTTTAGCAACATAATGAATGAACTAAACAATTGCATACCTTCGGTAAATGCCGAGAATGTAGCAATATGTGTAGCTGTGTTTTCTTTTGTTGTATTCTTAGAAGCAATATCCATTACATAGTCATGCTTCTCTTTCATCTGAGCATATTCCATAAACTCATTGTATGTTGTTTCTGGTAAACCAAGAGTTTCAATCAAATGAGAATATGCGGCAACGTGTAAGGCTTCACGAGCAGCAAAACCAAGAAGCATCATGCGTATTTCGGGTTGTGGGAAATAAGGTAGATAATTATTAACATAACCACCAGCAACGTCAATATCTCCTTGGGTGAAGAATCTAAAAATGTGGGTGAGAAATTGTTTTTCTTCTTTAGAAAGTTTCTTTTTCCAATCCTTGACATCTTCAAGCATAGGAACTTCCGAATGTAACCAATGAGATTGTTCATGTTTCAACCAGGCATCATATGCCCAAGGATAGTTGAAAGGTTTAAAGTATGTTCGTTCATCTGTTATTTTTGTATCTGTTTTCTTAATCATTTCATCCTTCGCAAGCAATACAGTCGTTACCTTGAGCAATTTGTGTCATGTCAATTTCTTTAATAATTTCACGTTGAATTTTCTTAGACACTTTATCTGCTTTACCTATTTTTTCTGAACGGCAATAATATAAAGTTTTCAATCCTTTTTTCCATGCCATAAAATGAATAGCATGAATATATTTGATATGTGCATCTGGTCTAAAGAACAGATTTAATGATTGCGCTTGGTCAATATACGCTTGACGGTCCGCAGCCAAGTCAATAACCCATCTTTGGTCAATTTCCATTGAGGTTTTGAAAACATCACGTTCCGCTTCAGAGAGTATATCAAGGTGCTGACAAGAACCATCATTGGCAATAATGCTAGACCAAGCATCAGAGTAATCTTGTTCATTTGGTAGTTTTTCCTTTAAAATTTTATCTAACCAACGATTTTTGTTTAAGAAAGAACCCGAAAGAGTATCCTGCCGATAAGCGTTGGCACGATAAGGTTCAATAGAAGGAGAAGTATTGCCCATGATAATGGAAGAAGAAGCATTGGGAGCAATAGCCATAACATGACTAAACCTACGACCAGTACCAGCCGCATCAGGCGCTTCACCTCTTTCGGAACCCAATTGAATATTTGCTGCATCTAAACCCTCTTTAATAGATTTAAAAATTCTATTGTTGGCTACTTTGGCCATAACACCTTCGAAAGCAATACCGTTGCGCTGCAAATAAGCATGGAACCCAAGAGCACCGATACCAATAGAACGCTCTCTTGCGGCACTATACTTTGCACGAGCAATAGCATCAGGAGCATTATCGATGAAAAACTGAAGGACATTATCAAGCATTTCGGCAACGTCTTTAAGAAATAATTTGTTATCTTTCCATTCATCATAAGTCTCCAAATTTAAACTTGATAAACAACATACTGCTGTTCTCTGTTCATTAGTAGGCAAAATAATTTCAGAACAAAGATTTGATTGGTGAATCTTTAAACTTTTATCTTTTAACCATTGTGGCAATTGATTATTACTTGTATCAATAAAATGTAGATAAGGTTCACCTGTGTGCATACGGAGTTCTAGAATCATCTGCCATAACATTTTTGCTGATACAGTTTCACGAATCTCACCTGAATGTGGGTCTTTTAATTCCCAATCATCATTTGATTCTGGATCCAACATACATTTCTCAATGATTTGCATGAAATCATCGGTGATATTAATGCCGTGGTGTAGATTTAAACATCTTTGATTTTGGTCGCCTGTCGGCTTCCGCATCTCTAAGAAGCTAATGATATCAGGATGGCTGATGTTGAGATAAGCAGCATAACTGCCCCTGCGAGTGCGACCTTGGCGGTATGCGAGAGAACTTGCGTCATAGATTTTGAGGTGAGGCATGACACCAGTAGATTTATCGTCTGCTGAACGAATACCAAAGCCAATGCCAACGCCGCCACCGAGCATAGAAAGCCAGTTAGTTTCAGAAAGGTTATCAACTAATCCCTCCGCAGTATCTTCAATATAATTGAGGAAGCAACTGATAGGCATCCCACGCTTGCTACGACCAAAAGAAAGAATAGGAGTAGAATAGGAAAGCCAATGAGAACTACTGTAATCGTAAAGGCGTTGTGCGTGCTCTGGAGAGGAACTAAACGCTTTGGAGACGAATGCGAATCGGTGTTGTGGACTTTCTTCATCTTCTTTCATGTAACTTTCTTTTAATCGCTTAATGCCCAATTCATCAAACAAACTATCTCTGCTCAAATCAATATTAATTCCTAGATATTCCATGCAAATTCACCTTTATTGTTATTATTTTCCGTAATTCAAAATTTCTTTTTTATAATCTTCAGACCAATAATCATAGTAATTGGTTTTCAATAACTTTTCTCTTGCTTCTTCTAGTTTATCTCTTGGCTGAACGAG